CGGCGCGAACGGCAAGTCGACGATCATGAATTTAATGAACAGAATCCTTTCTGAATATGCACTCAACCTGCCGTTTCAATCATTACTGCATGATGATCGAAAGCGCGGCGGTGAGGCGTCTCCAGACCTTGCGCGATTGCCAGGTGCGCGGCTTGTGACTGCGTCTGAGCCAGATCAAGGTGCGCGCTTTAGTGAATCGCTGCTTAAACAATTATCAGGCGGTGAGAAGATGGCGGTGCGGCGGCTTCATAAAGACTTTTTTGAGTTTATGCCTCAATTCAAACTGTTGCTTGCCTTTAATAATAAGCCAGCGATCCGCGGTCAGGATGACGGTATATGGCGCAGGGTATGTCTTGTGCCATTTAATCAGCAATTTGTGCCGGCGCATAAGCTAGATGAGCATCCGGGTGCAAAGCCCAAAATTGATGGGCTTGAAGATATGCTCTGGGAAGAGCGGGCTGGCATTTTGAATTGGATGCTGGATGGATACCGTATGTGGAAAGAGGGCGGTTTGCAGATGCCGGATCAGGTGAAGGCTGCGACTTCTGAATATAAGAACGATTCAAACCCGCTTGGGCAGTTTATAGAATTTGCAGTCAAGCAGGGGGGGATAGGGATTGCTGCTAAAGAGTTATACCGCGTTTATGAACTCTGGTGTGGCAAGAATGCACTTAAACCATTTAATGCCAACACATTTGGGCGGCGCTTAACCGATATGGGGCTTAAGCGCGAAAAGGTCGGTGGGTATATGGTTTATGCCGGTGTTGATCTTACCGAGCCTGCTAAAGAGCTGCTTTACGGTTCTACTAATTCTAAAGAAAAAGATGAAGAAGAAGGGGGTGGGTATGCTTAAATTCCTAAAAAAATAGTCCTAATAGTCATGAATTGTCCTGTAAGAAAACTTAAATAAAACAATAACTTGGAGCATTTGGAGCATTTGGAGCATTTTTCCATGTTTTACCTAGTGAAGTTTTTTTTCTCACTACGCAAATAACCCTAAAAATAGTCCTAATAGTCCTGATACTCCTAAAATATGAGGTTAATATGCTGAAAATAAACAATAAATCAAAGCAGGACAATTGTCCTGATAGCTCTAAAAATGGTCCTGAATTGTCCTGCTCGGGGCGAAAGGATATACCGATCGATCGATTGTTGATCTGGGCGTATCAAGAGCAAAAGGTTGCGCCGCTTGGTGTTAGCGCTGATGGTCTCTATGCACAAGAGGCTGAGGTGAGCGGTATTGTCAAGCGCAGCTCCTCTGCATGCGGGGCGGCAACAATTGCAAAGATTGCTGAGGTGGGGGCGCGCATCGATCGCTCATCCTATGTGAATAATAAAGTTCATGCCGATGCCGAGATCGTGCATGAAATATTATATCATTCTCCATTGATTGAGCGGTATGCGCGTGAGCTGATGGTGGTTTATGCTAGGACTGGCATTGCGCCTGATTGGTTGCCAGAGGAAAAGGTTGAGCTGCGTGCAAAGATGCGGGCGAATGGAAAGCCTGAGATGATCTATGAGGATGCGGCGCGTAGAAAGCCCGTGGCTTGTGTGCTGGATATTATGGCTGATGTTGAAGAGATAGAGAGGGCGCGTGAGGTGTATAGCTATTTCATCGAGGCGCTTAATGATCTGGCGGCCTTGATTGAAAAGGATGGTGGTATGACTCGTTATCGTCCAGTTAAGTCTCAGTTGATTTCTAGTCCATGGGCGAAAAAAGTTGTTGACGGTGCGGCAAAAACTTGACAACATTATCTCACGCTATATTGCGTCTTAAATAATCCATCCAGCCCGCAGCCTTACGGTTTCCGCGGGCTTTTTCATTTCTTATCCATATATTTTTAGGTTCTTCTGCACATATTAAGACTATGCGGGTTTGGCGATCGCGGGAGTTTTCCAGTAACGAATTTTTAAAATAGGTTTACAATCAAGCTTGGTTGACAGGTTTGATTTACTTTTAGTTTTATGCTGCGTAAGTCAATGTGACACTGCGTTATAGGGGGGGTTATGAGCGAGCTGTTTTCAGTCAGTAAGATTGTAAACCTCCCAGTTGACGAGCTGGTTGCATATGAAAAAAATGCACGCACACATTCAGAAAAGCAGTTGTCGCAGCTTAAAAAATCGATCGAGACAAATGGTTTTCTGGCTCCGATAATTATTGATGAAGAGAATTTGATTTTAGCTGGCCATGGCCGTGCTGAGGCTGCACGGCGTTTGGGGATGAATAAAGTTCCATGCGTAAAATCTAATAATTTAACGGAAGAGCAAAAGCGGGCTTTTATTCTTGCTGATAACAAAATCTCCGACAACGCCGGATGGGACGATGATCTTTTGAGCGCTGAGCTGGCTGCGCTTCAAGAGTTAGATTTTGAGCTTGGTGATCTTGGTTTTTCTGATGCGGAGTTAAAAAAGCTGGATGTTTTTCTTGATGCTGATTTTGAAGTTGAGCCTGAAAAACCAAAAAAAGAGAAAAAGAAAAAGGGTCTCGGAAAAGATACATTAAAGTTTAAAGTCACAGCGCACCAAAAAGCGCTTATCTCCGAGGCAATTGAAAATTATCAAGAGGGCCAAGAGAGTGCGAACGCAGAGGAAGCGCTTGCGCAAATATGCGCTGATTATTTGAGGGTTTAGTTTTTTTTGTGCTGAATGTCATTCAGTATTTTTTTCATAGAACTTGGCGCGGGGGTTATCCTCGCGCCGCTTTTTTGAGGATCACATGCCTGAATTAATGAGCCAAGCAGAATATGCGCGCCACCGTGACTGTTCGCGTCAATATGTTTCTAAGCTCATAAAAAAAGGTGTTCTCTCGCTCAATGATGATAAGAAAATTGATAAAGAGGTTGCTGACAAGATTTTAGATGATATCGCGGATCCGGCGCGTGTTCGTCCGACAGCTCCTGAAGATGACAATGAAACTCAAGCGGCTGGTTCCGTTACAAATGATAGCTTCGCAAAAGCAAAGGCCATGCGAGAAGCTTATAATGCAAAAACTGCGCAGCTCGATTATGAAGAGCGCGCGAAACAATTGGTTAGAAAATCGGAAGTTCAGGACGCTGCCTTTGAGTTGGCGCGCGGTGTTCGTGATGAGCTTCTATCTCTGCCCGGAACAATTTCAGGGCAGCTAGTATCTATGCGCGATGAAAAGCAGATCGCTGCATTTTTGAAGGAAAAGCTGAGCGAGGTTTTAACCGCGCTTTGCGAAAAGGTAAAAGAGGATGTTAGCACAAGCGAATGAAGTATATTCGATTGCTTTCATCGCTGGGCTTGCGCCTGATAAGGAGATTTTAATATCGGAATGGGCCGAGGAAAACAGAGTCCTGCCGAGTGAAACAACGTCAAAGCCAGGTAAGTGGCGCAATGATAACGCGCCGCATCTGGTTGAGATTATGGATTGTTTTTCGCCGTCTCATCCTTGTGATGAGATTACATTCATTAAATCCGCGCAGATTGCAGGATCGGAAGGGATCATGAACGCGATCGGTTATGTGATTGATGTCGCACCCGGCCCCGGCATGGTTGTTCATCCATCAAAGGAAGCGGGCGCAGATTGGGTTAAGGAAAAGCTTAATCCAAATATTGATGAGAATCCTGTTCTTGAAAAGAAAGTCCAGGAGCAGGTCTCACGCAAGAGCGGCTCGTCCGCTATGTTCAAAAAATTTCCGGGCGGCTTTTGGGTTGTCACGGGCGCGAACTCTTCAAAAGGTTTGCGTCAAAAATCCATTCGCTATCTGATTAAAGATGATTGGGATGAGTGGCCGTTTGACATTGGTGGTCAGGGTGATCCAGATAAGATGGCCGATGCGCGCCAGATTTCGTTTCATGATGCTGGCACGGCTAAAAAATTACAGGTGAGTACACCGACGAATACAGCAACGTCCCGCGTTCATAAAGCATATGAGCGCAGTGATCAGCGTGTGTTCGAGGTTGAATGTCCGCATTGCGGCGGTCGGCAAGAGCTTTATTTCTTTCCAAAGAAAGTTGGTAAGAAAGATGTTGGCGGTCTTCGTTTTAACAAAACTGCACCGTATGAGGCATATTACGTTTGTGAACATAATGGCTGCATTATTGAGAGCCATGAAAAATACAAAATGATGAATACGGGCAAGTGGATTGCCCGCAATCCAGGTGGGGGGCGTCATCCGGGCTTTAAGATTAACGCGCTTTATTCGCTCTTTACCACTTGGGACAAGATGGTGGATGCGTTTATTAATGCTAAGGATAGTCCGTTTGAACTTAAAACATTTTATAACCTCTGGCTCGGTCAGGCTTGGGAAGAGCGCGGCGAGGCACCAGATTGGAAACGCCTGCTTACATTGCGAGAGGATTACCGCCTCGGGCGTATTCCTTTAGGACCTCTACTTTTAACCTGCGCCGTCGATGTGCAGGGTGACGGTTTTTATTATGAGGTTGTCGGCTGGGGAATTGGAAAAACAAGCTGGACAGTCGATAAGGGATTTCTTGCTGGCAACACTGAAATGGATACCACATGGAAGTTGCTTGATGATTTATATCAGCGCAAGTACGAAAATCCGTGGGGGCAGGCGTTCGGTTTTGATGCTTTAGCGATCGACTCGGGTTACTTGGCGCATCATGTATATACATGGGCGCGCGGTAAGCCGAAGGTTATTGTTGTTAAAGGAGCGCACGGCCCGCAAAAACCGCTGATAGGTGTGCCGAGTAAGGTTGATATTGATCACAAAGGTAGAAAAATTAAAGACGGCATGGATGTTTATCCAGCCGGTGTTTGGCAGGGCAAAACAGAATTTTATTCTTATCTTCGTTTAGAAGGGACGGTTGAAGGGAAAGAACGTGATCCGCTTGGTTATTGTCACTTTTCAAAAGATTGTGACGAAAACTATTTCAAGCAGCTCACCTCCGAAAGTCTTGTTCGTCATAAGAATAAAGCTGGGCGCGATGTGGCTGAGTGGGTTGTGACAGGACAAAACCACTATTTGGACTGCCGAATATATAATTTTGTGGCCGCTGAGCATCTGGGTATATCCAGAATGACCATGGAAAAGTGGGAGGCTCTTGCGACAATTCGCAATGTTCCGGCTGAGAGTTTGCAAGGTGATCTTTTGAGCCTTGAAAATAGACTTTCATCCACTCCGCAGGGCGAAGCGAAAAAAACTGGTGATGATAAAGATCCTGAGCCAGCAAAACCAAAGCCCTCATCAAGGGCGGTGCAATCACAAGCGCGGCGCGCAGTCAAAAGGCGGGCCAGAAAGAGGACGTGATGGCTTTTACTCAAAAGCAACTGGAGGCCATGGAAAAGGCACTCGCAAGCGGTGTTTCTGAAGTTTCCTATGATGGGAAAACGATGAAATACCGATCTGTGGATGAGCTTGAAAAAGCCATTTCACGTGTGCGCGCTGAGCTGAAAAAATCATCAGGCGGGCAGCGCCGCCGTGTATTGCGGCTAAGTTCATCAAGAGGTCTTTAAGATGCCAAAGCAAAATTTATTATACGGTGCGAGCGGTCAAGTGATCAGCGCGCCCGGAATGCGTCATCTCTCCAAGACGAGCCTGAATTCAGGCTATGATGGCGCATCAAACGGTCGGCGGCTGCAAGGGTGGAATCCACCCTCATCCTCCATCAACGCCATGCTCTTTAGTAATTTGGGGCTATTGCGCAGACGCGCGCGTGATCAGGTTAGAAATCAGCCTTGGATGAAGCGCGCCGACCGCTCTTATACTGCAAACGTGATTGGTAATGGTATTAAGCCCATGCCGGACACGGGTGATGATGGTATAAATGCAAAAATTAAAGAGGTCTGGGATATATGGGTCGAAGAATGTGATCCATCGGGACGGCTTGATTTTTATGGGCTGCAATCACTTCTGTGCCGATCGATATACCAAAGCGGCGAAGGTCTTGCGCAAATCGTAGAGTATGCGCCGGATCGTTATGATGATCTATATGTTCCGCTGCAGATTAAAGCGATTGAAAGTGATCACCTTGATCACACATTTAATCAGGAACTGGGTGATCACCGGATTATTCAAGCCGTTGAGGTTGATGAAAATGAGAGGCGCGCAGCCTATCATGTTTTCAAATCCCATCCGGGCGAAATGTTTGGCTTTCAAAATCGCGAGCGCGTTCGAATTGGTGCACGCAATATGCTTCACGCTTTTGAAGTTATGCGCCCCGGTCAAGTTCGAGGTTTTCCCAATTTGGCCTCTGCGCTCTTGCGCATGCTGGATATGACAGAATATGAAGATGCTGAAATCGTACGGAAAAAGGTCGCGGCTGAGCTTACATTCATTATTAAATCGAACTTGACAGAGGGGTCTAGTGCCATTGATCAAGAAATCATGGACAGCATAAAGACTTTGGCCTCAGATATTGATCCTGAGGGCGGTGAAGCGCTTGGGCCGATGGTTTCAAAACTAGAAAGTGGAACGGCGATTCATTTGGAGCCAGGTGAAGAGGTGACACTTTCAGAAAGTGCCGATGTCGGCAGTTCATATGATCCGTTCATGAAAATGAACTTAAGGGCCGGTGCTGCTGGCGCGGATGTGATGTATGAGCAAATGACGGGTGATCTAACTGGCGTGAATTTCAGCTCGATCAGATGGGGCCTTAATGAAATGCAGCGCATTTGGGAGCAATTCCAAAATCAAACCATTAATCATCAAATCAATAATCCCGTTTATCGCCGTGTAATAACCACAGCGGTGCGTGATGGTGTGCTTGATATTCCGGATTTTTTCAAAAATCCTAGAAAATATCTGAAAGTGAAATGGCTTGCACCGGGCTGGCCATACGTTAATCCGCTGCAAGAGGCGCAGGCTGATAATCTTGCAATTCGCGGCGGTGTTACATCCCGCTCAAGGGTTGCTGCTAAGCGCGGAATGGATCCGCGGGCGCTTGATCAAGAGATTAAGGCTGATAATGAGCGCGCTGATGAGTTGAAACTGGTCTTTGATTCGGATCCGCGAAAGGTCAACAAGTCCGGTGCCGCTCAGGTTGGCGGTGTTTATGAGGAGTTAAGTGAAGATGAAAAAGACGATTGATTTTAATCTGCCCAATATTGCTGACAGGATGTTTGCGCAGCCTTTAATGATTCATCCGCAAAAACTAAAATCTTTGCTTGATGTTGTTGTCCCTCGCATGGGGCTTAATGTGCCGGATTCTATTATGGGCGCAGCGCAGGATGATTTTTTAAGGGAGCCTCATGATTTTGGCGGGGATGTGACTGAGCCATCGATTGCGATCATACCCATCAGCGGAACGCTTGTGCAGCGAGGCGGTTATGTAGGCGAATCTGGGATGACATCTTATGATGCCATATCAGAGATGTTTAAATCCGCAATGAGCAACTCCATGATTGAGGGTGTGCTTTTTGACATTTCAAGCGGCGGCGGTGAGGTTGCTGGGTGTTTTGATTTAGCGGATGAGATATTTAACGCGCGCGGTCAAAAGCCGATCATGGCAATTTCAAATGAAAGTGCCTATTCGGCAGCCTATGCGTTAGCCTCGGCTGCGGATGAAATTGTCGTTACCCGCACCGCCGGGGTTGGTTCGGTGGGTGTGGTCTGCGTTCATGCGGATCAATCTGGGTATAACGAAAAAATTGGGCTTAAACTTACACCAATTTATGCAGGTGCAAAGAAGGTGGATTTCTGGCCACATGAGGCGCTTTCAGAGGATGCGCTTAAGGATGCGCAGGCATCGATCGATAAAACCTATGATCTTTTTGTTGATACAGTCGCACGCAATCGCGGTTTAAGTGCATCAGATGTGAGGGCAAGTGAGGCTGGATGTTTTCAGGGTGAGGGTGCGCTTGAGATAGGCTTGGCCGATCATGTCGGAACGTTTGAGATGGCGGTCGATCGTCTCATGACTCTTTAATTAAGAATTTTACAAAAGAATTCCCAATCGGGAAACCGGCCTTTCGCCGGCTCAACTCAAAAGTAAATGAGGAGGTGCTCTTATGTTCAAAACAAGAGCAAAAAAGTCGGCAGGCGATAATAAGGCTGCCGCAAGTGAAAACCCTGTCGATGAAAAAGACAAGGCTTTAGAGGAGGAGGATGAGCAATCTTCCACTGATGAAGAGGAGCAAGAGGCTCAAGACGATCAAGAGGAGCAAGAGGCTCTGGATGATCAGGATGAGCAAGAGGCTCTGGATGATGAGCGTGAAGAGGAACCGCAAGATCAAGACGATGAGATGCAGGCACGCATCGAGTCGGCTGAAATTGTAGGGGTCTGCAACGCTTATGGGCGCTCTGGAATGGCGGCGGCTTGTATAAAAGAGGGCTTAAGCGCTGCTCAAGTCAAAGCAATCCTTAAAGCAGATCGTGAGGCCCCTGCCAAAGCATCTGCTGAGAGTGAGCGCATTACTTCGTCGCATTCTTGCGGTGGTAATTCACAAGGTTTGCGCGGGGCCGTGATGGCGCGCGCTGAAAAGCTAAAGGCAAAAAAGGGAGTATAAAATGTCGAAAGTTTTTGAAGAAAAAAACGTGATCGGTGATCTCGTCCAGTACGAGCAGCCGAGCACAATGAGCCGTATAAAGGGCTCAATTCTTGCGGGCGCAGGTGTGCTCGCAATTGGTCTTGTTCTTGGTCAGCTGACCATGAGTGATGTGACAGTTGCTAAAGACAATGCGAACACAGGAAATGGAACGGCGGCAGCGGGCGCGACGCTCGGCGTTGATGCTATGCCAGGCGATTATGTTCTGGAATGTGTGGAAGCGTCTGCAAATGCAGCCACGTTTAAAGTGGTTGCACCAAACGGTCTATCGCTTCCGGATTTGAAAACAGGCGAAGCGTATGTTTCATCACACATCAATCTTACACTCAGCGATGGGGCTACGGATTTTGTGGTCGGCGATAAGTTCACGGTGAGCGTCACTGGTACCAAAAAATACGTGCCATATGAGGCGGGTGCAATGGATGGCAGCGGTGTAGTGGCTGGCATTCTTTTGGAAAATCTTGATGTTGGCAATGATGCTGATGTCGAGACTTTAATTTTAAACCGCGATGCAAAGGTTGCATGGCACGGTCTTAACTTTGATGCGTCTGTTGATGATCAGGCAAAGCGTCAAGCGGTTAAGGACGGGCTGATGGCTCTGGGCATTGTTACAGTAGAAGGAGCTTAATCATGCCAAAAATGGTAGATATTTTTAATGATGACGCGTTTAGCGTTGTCGCAGTTACAGAATCCATAAATGATTATCCGGTTCAATATGGCCGTGTAACGCAAATGGGTATTTTTAAGGATGAATCCATTGATACGACAGCGGTGGCGGTTGAGATTAATAAGGGTGTTTTATCTCTTATCCAATCAAAAAAGCGCGGCGGTGATCGTAACAAGAATAAGCGCGATAGGCGTAAGCTACGTCATTTTGGTGTGCCACATTTCCCGCTTGATGATCGTTTGCTTCCAAGCGATATTCAAAATGCACGTCAATTCGGCTCTGCTACTGAAATGAAAACGCCTGAGACTGAGGTTGCTAGAATCCTTGAGTCAATGTCTAAGAAGCATGATATAACGGGTGAGTTTTTGAAGATGGGCGCTCTTAAAGGGAAAGTTTATGATCCGAGTGGGGAAGTTATTCTCGATATTTTTGCAGAGTTTGGTGTAGAGCAAAAAGTCATTAATATGGCGCTTAACACAGATAGCACGAATGTTATTAAAAAGATCGGAGAGATTAAAGACCATATTGATGAGAATATGGGCGGCGACACATATGATTACATTCATTGTTTATGCTCAGCAGATTTCTTTAATGCTTTAATTGATCACCCTAAAATTCGTGAGATTTATGTTCACCAGCAGGTGACTAAGGATGCAAATCCGCTGATTACGGACATGAGTGAGAGCTTTATTTATCAGAATATTGTATTTGAAAAATATAACGGTAAGGCCAATGTTCTAAATGAAGATGGTACAGAAAGCGTTATCAAATTCATTGACGATGGTGATGCTCACTTCTTCCCGGTGGGCACGTCTGAAACTTTCAGAAACTACAACGCGCCGGCTGATTACATGGAGACTGTGAATACACCGGGCCTGCCTAAATATGCGAAAGCCATTCCTGATACAGGTGATCGTTTTGTGGATATTGAGTCGGAGTCAAACCCTCTGCCGCTTTGTTTACGTCCAGCGATTCTTGTAAAGGGGACTGTGTCTGCATCCTGATAGGTTTCAGTTTTAAGTTTAAATTAATTTAAAAAGCGCGCCGTTATCGGGGCGCTTTTTCTTATCAGTGAGGTTGAGATGAGTAGGGTTAAATCAATTAAGTCAGGTTTTAGAGCCGATAGCATGCCAATTGTTGGTTACGACTATGCGAATGCGCAAATATTAGAGGCCGGTGATAGTAGCGCTATTGAATCGCAGGCATTTGGTGCTGAGGCTGTAAGAATTTCGGTTACAGGTGATATTTATTATACAATTAGAGCCGCTGGGGGCGATCCGTTTGATGAGAGCGCCGCAGGTGCAGATTTTATGCCGGCTGGCTCAAGGTTTCATGAGTTAGTGAATAAAGATCATGTTCTTTCTTTCAAATCAGCTACGGGTGAACCGCTTGTGGTTTTTGTAACACCTTTATTGCAAGAGGATGATGAGTAGTCATGTTTGATGAGCTGGTTGATGATATGTTTGAAGTTGCGCACGATGTTTTTGGTGCGGATGCGTTTTATGTCGATGGTGATAACCAAACGCCAATTACTGTTATTCGATCATCACCAGAGATTATTATCGGCCTGCAGGGCAATGATGTCGAAAGTGATAGTACAATTTTTGAAGTGCCAGTTTCACAGCTTGCGGATGTAAAAAAAGAGGCTGAGATTCATATCGGCAGTGAGGTTTATGTGATTCAAAAGCCTGCGCGCCGTGATGATGAGAGGCGCAATTGGACACTGGAAGTTATTCTCGATGATTAAGGTTGGTAAAATCGGTCAAATTAGTCGGGATTTAGACCGTTATGCACAAAGGCTAGAGAGCGCATCGCAGAAAGCTGTGAGAAAGTCGGCTTTTAATTCCAAGAAGTCCTGGGGTTCTCATATTTCTGGCGCAGGGCTTGGGTCTAAGCTTCCGCGCTCAATTCGTTATAAGTTTTATAAAAATGAAGGTCACGATGCGGCTGCAATTGTTTATACCAAAGCACATCAAATATTAAGGGGTTTTGATCAAGGTGCCACCTTAAAATCAAGGACAGGCAAGTATATTGCGGTGCCGACTAAATATGCGCCTAAGCGCTCTGAAAGAAAAAGAGTTACACCGCGTAATTTTCCAGCACGCCTTGGAAAACTTATTTTCGTGCCGGCGCGCGGATCACGTCCTGCGCTTTTGGTGGTTAAAAATGCGCGCAAGTCCTATTCTAAAAAAGATGGGCGTTTCAGAGGGGTAAGGGCTGCATCCAAGCGTGCAATTGCAAAGGGTGAGTCTGAAACAATTGTGATGTTTACGCTTCATAAGCAAGTGAAGATGCGCAAGCGTACAAACATGAAAATGGTTATCGAGCGTGAGGTTAAAAAGTTACCCGCTTTGATTGATCAGGAAATGAGTAGGGCAAAATAAGATGTCTAAATTTGAGGATATAGTTTCAGCTTTACTGATGCGCTTAAACACGATAGAGGGACCAGAGATCGGACGTAATGATCCGGTGCCAGAGAAAGTTCCAAAGGTTGGTCAGGTTATTTTGCATGATGGCCGGCCTGAAGAGTCTGAGCGTATTTTGGGCATGAACGGTGTCACGCAGCACCGTCATGAATTTGAAATTGAGATCAGGGTTCAACGCCTCAAGCTCTCTGAGCGTAATGCTCTGTTCGATGAGTTGGTGAGTAAGGTTGGGGTTGCACTTGATGGTGATAAGTTTTTGGGCGGTCTGATTGATGGCATGGATGTAGAGCGCCCTGATCCCTTTGAGGAGCATCAAGAGGGGGCTGCGCCGTTTAAGGCCGGATTCATTCCACTATTCATTGAATATGTGAGCGAAAAGCCGCTCGCTTAGTTTTTAAATCTATAATTTTAAGGAGATATATATGGGACGCGCACGCGGGGCCGATGAATTATTGGCGATTAAAAAAGAAACTACATACGGGACGCAGGCAACGGGTGATTTTTACACGATGAGCTTTAACTCTAATGGTTTAAGCTCTGAGCAAAACTTGATTACAGATCCTGTTTTAGGGCAAGGGCGCGAGCCTTTAGCACCTCAGCAAGACGTGATTAATGTTGATGGCGCAATTCGGGTACCTGTTGATTTACGCAGGCTTGGTCATTGGCTGACGGGCTTGCTCGGTGCGCCGGTTTCAAGCGATGAAACCGATCACTGGCAGCATGTATGGGAATCGGGCAAATCCACCTTGCCAAGTTACTCGGTCGAGGCTGGTTCTCCGGCGGTTCCAAGTTTCCGCATGCAGCTCGGTGTTGTGGTTGATGCTATGGAATTTAATTTTGAGCGCAATGGTTTTGCCAGCGTGAATGTGGACTTGATTGGTCAAGGTGAGAATAAACCAACAGCAACCTCGCAGGCTGGAACGCCAGTTGAGCTTGATTATAGACCGTTTTCACAGTTCCAGGGCGCAGTGAAAAAAGATGGCGTTTTATTTGCTAATCTTGAGAGCGCCTCCATTCGATATTCCAATAACCTCGACCGCGTAGAAACTATTCGTGATGACGGGAAGATTGATGGTGTTGATCCGACAATTGTTGGTTTGTCCGGCAATATTGCAATGAGATTCGCCACCAATGAGCTTTTTGAGGATGCCTTTGACGGCACGCCTATGGAGCTGGAATTTAGTTACAAAATTAATGATGATCAGATGCTCGTAATTACGGTGCATCAAGTTCACATTCCAAAGCCTAAAATAAGCGTTGATGGGCCGGGCGGCATCACATCAAATTATGCATGGCAGGGCGCATTAAATTCGGCAGCTGGAAAGTCCATGACGGTTAAGCTGCTTAATGATGTTGATGATACAGTTTACTAGGATTAATTATGATTGATTTAGCAAAAACAGCTGAGCCTTATGAGATTCCGCTCTATGGCGATAGGATAGTCCTTACGGTTAAACCGGTCACGACCGCAAGTTTTTATGCGTGCCAAACGGCAGCGGATAAGCGGCTCACTACGTTAAAGGAAAACCTCGAATCTTTATCGGATACGCAGTTTTATGACGGTGTCGAGATTGATTTAGATGATGAGGCGGCTATGAGCGGTATTAATCAAGCTTTTTTTATCAAAGAGCTGGCTT